GCAGCCGGGCTGCCGAGGTGTACTGCGTGCTCGTCACCGCCCGCACGCCGATGGTAATGGTTGGCACAAGCGGCAGGACGGCGGCCATTCCACGCTGGAGCTTCACCACCTCTTGATTGTTCGTTCCGTCGTACGAACCAACGAAGATGGCGTGCGTGCCGCTCGTCAGAGTCGAGAGGTTGCGGAACGCCGCGTAGCCGGCCGCAGTCACGTTACCCAGAGACAGCGTCTGCACGGCAGTGCCGACCGTCACGACTGCGCCCGCGCCGGCCTGAGTCGTCTGGTCAACGCTCACGCCCGAGGAGGAAAACCGCTCGCTATAGTTGCCGTTCGACACGCTCAGGACGAGCGATGCCTTGATTTCGTCTGACATTAGATGCCTCCAAACTCAAAGATGTCTGCCATTTCCACTTCTTTGTACGGGTAGGCTGTGAGCTCAACTATGAAAGGGTTTCTCACGCCAGGCCCATAGGCCGTCGCATCAGCAATCCGCACCGCTTTGCCGAATCCATCAAGCGGCACGGGCTTGCTGACTGGGTTTCCGGCCACGTCCACGATCGCGCGTCGCTCGCCGTCGACCTTTTCGTTTAGCCCCATGTCGTAATACACGACGACATGCTGTTTAGGGTCGTACAGCCATTCGACGCTGATCGTCCACAGCTGCCGCTTGTCGTCGTAGTCGGCATTGAACCCCTGGCAGAGAAGCGTGCGACGAGTGCAGCCGAGGAACTCTTGAAGGTTGGTCTTGTTCGTGAACGACAACAGCCACGCGAAGTTTGGGTCGCGAACCTGGCTGTTCGTGTAGGTCAGTTTTACGAGGCAGCGAGTTTCGGTCAGGCCGTCCATCGGATCGCCGGCAGTGTTGCGCGGCGGAAGGCCAGGACCTCCAAAGGCGGGCCCGCCGCCCATCATCCCATCGTCGCCCTGGTTTGTGAGAGGAACTTGCTGCTGCTCGGTGGTTACCGTGATCTTCTTCCACGTCTCGGCGTCCGTGCCTTCGGGCTTTTGCTCGTCTGGGTCTTGCGGGTCTTCGCGCTTGTTGTCGTACTCAATCGTGATCTTGGCGGCCCGCTCTTGCTCGTCCCCCCTGAAGTAGGCGAACTTGCGAGAGGTGACGTAAAACGGAATGCCGCCGATGGACTCTAGCGAGTTGAGTAGCGGAATCGGCCGGTTGCCGAGGCCAGCCCACACTGTCTGGTCCTCGACGAGCACGTTGAAGTCCACCTCGCCGTCGAACCTGGCAAGGAACTCCACTGAGCCCTTCATATCAACGGAGCCCTTGGACCCCTTGGACTCGGAGTATTCAAACGATCGCAGTTGGTGGACGGATACGATTGCCATCGTTATGCCATGATCGTCGCGAGCGCAACGGGATCTAGGTTCTTCGCGATTTCTTCTAGGTGCCGAGCCCCTTCTTCTGCGGCATCAGCGGCACGCTTCGCGTCGTCCTTCACGTCAAGCCGCGGGTCTGAACCACGCGCGACGGCGTTCCTGAAGGCCTCGCCCTCGGCCGTGCCGACAACCACAGCCCTCAAGTCTGAGGAACTCACTCGCAGAGTGGCGGCAACGACAGGCGATCTCGCTTGCTGGGTCGTGCTTTTGTCGATGGATGCCGCAGCTTTGCGAGCGGCGTCGCGAAAGCCCTTCACGGCATCCGTCAGCGGCGTGGCGATCGCAGCCCCAGCCGCCGGTGCCACGTCATCAGCGAATGCAGCCTTGAAGTTCTCGCCCGCCTTGGCAAAGTTCTTGTCGATGTCCTTGCTGACCTGCTTGTTGAAGGCGGTCATCTGCTGGACGGTAGCGTCGATGCCCGACGTGTCTAAGAACGCCGCGTCACCGATCTTCTTGATGGCGAACAGCAAGCCCTCAATTGGGCCAGTGATGCCCAAGATGAGCAAGCCAAACGCCGCTTCCAACGTCCGTCCGACGCTGGCGAAAAGCGAGGCAACACGGGATCCGAACTGAAATATCGAGTTCCACTGCCCGCCGATTTGCGAGAGGTAGGCGAACACCTTCTGTACCGATGGCGCGAAGTTCGCGATGAGGTAGTCGCCGACACCGGCAAGGTACTCCGCAGCGTTCAGCAACGCTTCGCCGATGGCCTGCCCGATGTTGGCACCGCCGATAGTTCCAACGTAGTCGGTGAACGTCTGGGCGATCCCGGTGACAGCCGGCGCGAGATGAGCGACCACCTGCTGCACGATGCCCTGAATCGACGCATAGACCCGCGTGAACGAGTCGTTCATGTTTTCGACGTTCTGCCCCTGGGCGTTCGTCAGCGTCAGGCCAAACCGCTCCGCTTCCTGCCGGGCCTTGCGGATCGACTCTGCCCCGCCCTCGAACAGCGGCAGCATGGTCGCGCCACTGCGGCCGAACAGCGCCACAGCCGCGGCAGCACGCTCTGCCGGGCTCTGGATGTTGGCGATGGCCGAGGCAATGGCCTCGAACCTGTCCGCACTCGACATGCCCTGCAACTGCCCGGCATCCAGCCCAAGGTTGGCGAAAGCCTTCTGGGCTTGCTTCGACCCACCCACGGCCTTTTGCATGGCAACGTCCGACTTGGTCATCGCCGTGCCGATCTGCTCGATGCCGACGCCAGCCAGGTCGCCGGCGAGCTTGAGCCCAGCGAGTTCGCCGTAGGTCGTGCCCAGCCGGCGGCTCAGTTTGCTTTGCACGTCGATGCTCTCGGCCGCGGCAGCGGTCATCGACGTGAACGTGTTCACGGCCGACTGTGCCATCGAGAACATCGACAGCTGGCCGAATGTAGAGCCGGCGACGCTGCCCAGCATTCGCAGCGGGTTCAACGCCGAGCCGACCGTGCTGGCAAACCCGCCGAGGCTCTTCCCTGCTCGAGCAAGCCCAGCCGTCAACCCGCCAGTGCTGGCCGTGATGCTGACGTTGACCCTTCCGAAGTTCTTGGCCATGCGTCAGCCCGGTAGTGGGATTGCGTTGAGTGCGGCGAGAATCTGCTGCGGCGTTTGAGCCCGCTTCGGAACGGGCATGAAGTCGTCAACCTTCTTGACCGGCGAGTTCTTGCCCCGGTAGGCGTTGGAGAACTGGGTCATACTCATTGCCGACCGGAGCCATTCGTCGCCCCACGGCTCCAGCAAGTAGTAGCCCATCCACCCGTACAACTGATCGACCGACATCTCCTCCGCGAGAGCGTCAACGTCCACCCGTCCCATCTTCAGCGCCAGCCGGTAGAGGAACAGCAGCACCGGAGACGCCTCTATTTTCCCGCCGCTTCCTCCACGGGATTGGCAAGCATGCCGTTGAGTTCAAAGGCGGCTTGCACGATCCGCTGCACAGCCTCCCAGTCGTAGGCACCGATGGCGGCCTCGTCTGCTTCGCTGAACAGTTGCTTGCCGTCTTCAGCCACGCAGACGAGCGTCACGATCTTGGCGGACAGGTTGTTGAGGCTCACGCCACCCTTGCCGCCGCCAACAATTTCCTCGAGCCGGTTGCGGCCCTTGGCGGTCAACTTGCTGACGTAGACCTCGCTGCCCTCACCGAGTTCCGGCACGGGCACCAACACCTTCGCCAGCGGTCGCCGTCGCTGTAGAAACTCTTCACGACTCAGAGCCATGCGCGCCTCCCTGCGTCACACCAATCAACCAAGGGCACCCGAGAGCTTGATCGTCACGGAGCCCGACTGCATGTCTTCCATCTGGGCACCAGCCTCGTAACCGGTCATGTAGCCGAACGCCGACCACAGCGTCACGGCCGTGCCACCGTTGGCCCAGTACACGCTTACCACCTGATTGGTGGCAACGTTCGCCAGGTCGGCGACGGGCTTCACGGCAGGGTCGTGCAGCACCTCGACCGACAGTTCGCCTGGGTCGTAAATGGCAGAGGCGACGAACTCCTTGACCGTGGACTGCATGTGCGTCGCATCGGCCACGGCCCTCGCAATGCCGCTGTGGTTGACGCCGGTGATCTTGTAGCCGGTCGCGGTGTGCAGCGCGGTGCCGAACGAAACGTAGGTGCCCTGTCCGATGTCAGCAGCCATGTTCAACTCTCCGAGTGGGTGATCTCGACTGTCAGGTCCGTCCGGTAAATTGGCGTCTGGTCGCCGGGGTTGGCGGGCTCTTGCTGGTCGTTTTCGTCCTTGACCGTAACGAGCCGAACCGCCGCCGTCCGCTTGAATTGTAAGGCTGACCGCACCGCTCGGCCGAGGTTGCGGCAGTCCACCAGACGGGTCGAAATGCACGACACCGTGTACGTCGTCCGAGTGATCCCAGTCATGCCGGTCATGTGCATGTACGGCCCACGGCTGGCGTCCTGGCGATCGATCACCAGGCAAGGCATCGCCGTCCCCTGCGGAGCCTGGACGGCGTAGATCCGCGAGCCCACGGACGCTGCGATGTCGGCTGAGACCGACAGCAGCTGCATGAGGGATTCGTCGATGAACGTCGTGGCTGGCATTACTTCCCCTTGGCATCGCGGCGGGCGTTCTCGGCTTCAGCCTTCGCCACCGCCCGGCCGAGTTCCTGAATCAGTTCGTCCCTGATCCGCGGCAGCGTCCTGTCCGCCCACTGGCCGAACTTGCCCGTGCCGGGGACGGCAGCCACCTCAGGGAAGTACGCAGCCCCGCCGCCTTCCGCCCCGATCAGAGCCACCTTGCCCATGAGATACGGGTACTTCTTGGCCATCGTCATGGGCACCCGCAGCATGGATGCGTTCTTCGGCTTGCGGACCTTCACGCCGTTCTCGATCCACCAGGCGTGGTAGCCGAGCCCGCCCTTCTTGAACTTCTCGCCACGGCGGAAACCGAGCACGGCTGTCTGGGTCTTGCCGCGGACCTTGGCCTCCGTGAGCACGCCAACCGACCGCTTCAGGTTGCCCGTCGGACCCTTGGCAACCAGGGCTTTCACCTCGGGGATGTACGGCTTGGTGACCTTCTTGACGCTCGCCCCTAGGTACTTCTTCTGGACGCCAATCCGCAGCCCATCAAAACGCTTGAGAACGTCTTGGATGTCCGACGCACTTGCGCTGACTTGGAAGGCCATCAGTCCGTCACCTCCGCCACCAGCAGCTCGTGCTCGGCCCGGTAGCCTCGCTCGACCACGCTAGTGATCTCAAACGTGCGGCTTTCGCAGACGAGCCGCATCTTGGCCTTGAGCCCCGGCGTGTAGTGCAGCATCACCTTGTGGGTTACGTCGGAGCCGGTCGCCATGGCAGACACGCTCTCCGATCCCGACAGCGGCATGATGCCCACCCACCGAGTAGCGAACGTGGCCCACGAAAGGATCGGCTCGCCGATGGCGTTGGCCGACTCCGTCGGAGTCTGGATCGTCGCCAGCCGGTTGAGCGTGCCAGTCTTCATGTGCCAACGACCACCAGCGTAAAGCTCGCCGTCCCCGAGTACGCCGAGACGTTGAAGCCCGCCGTGCCGCCGCCACGGGCATCCGACAACGCAACACGGCTCGCGGAACTGATCGCCGCCCCCGACCCGGACGCCTCAGCACAGCGGGCCGCAGCCGAGGCAGCGAAGGCGAACCGGTCCACTGTCGCGAGCGTGACGAGCGATCCGTCCGCGTCCCGGTACGTGCTGGGGGCCACAGCAATCGCCACAGAGGCCGTGCCGCAGGTGCCAGCGACAACCACCACCTTGCCAGCCGTGTAGGCGTCCGTGCTCGTCAACGCGATCCGCTGGACGCTCTGCACCGCTGTGCTCGTCGCCGAATCCGTGTAGCCCACGTCGATCGCGATCCGTCCCTCGAGACTCATGCGTACTGCCTCCAGCGGAGGTTGGCCAGCAGGGCCGATACGGCCATTTCCAGTTCACGGCCCACGCTGCCCACGGCCTCCCGGTTCGCGTACCAGTGACCGACCAACATCTTGATGGCGTGCTTCGCCGGAGTCGGCACGTTCGCTGCCCCGCCGTAGCCGGCGAGGTATGTCACCTGAACGGCCTTGTCGTCCAGCCGCACGCTCGGCCAGTTCTCCAGATACTTCGGGTAAACGAGCGAAGGTACGTGGTCGCGGTCCAGGCGGAACTGCTGCGTTCCGGACTGCGCCCACGTCAGTGTCTGCGTGGTGCCCCCCTGGTCCACGTAGGAAATAGTCACCGTGGCGCTCGCGGCCGTCGCGTTCAAGCGGACGGGCGGGCGCGGAAGCCCAATCCGCAAGTCCACGAAGTCGTCGAACGCCACGGTGTACGTCTTATCGGCGAAGGTGCGGTCGCAGTAGTCCTCGCACCACGCGGTCGCCGTGTCGATCAACACGCCGATGTAGTCATCGTCGGTCGTCATATCGACGATCCGCAGATGCTCCTTGGCATCCGCCACCGACACAGGCCGATCGCCTACCCCGCTGGCCGTCGCGACGATGAGCGACCGGTAATTGCTATTTGCCCGCACGGCGTCGCCTCCCAGCCTTGGCGTAGGGTGACTCGGCTCGCTCGACCTCCTGCGGCTCGTCAGCTACGGCGAACCTGATCTGCGGCTGCTCGTCACGCACGGCGTAGCCAGAACGCACCAGCATGTCCGCCAGGCCGCCAGTCACGTCCACGACCTGACCCGTCTTGTAGGTGCGGACCGGTCGAGTGATCCGCACCGAGACCGTTGGGTATTGCGTGCTGCTCATTGCCACACCTTGTCCGGGGGTTGCCCGCCTCGATCCCAGAAATCCCCGGGATGCTGGAGCAACGGCTGCATGTTGACATCGGGCCACTTGAACCAGACCTCGGCGTGCCCAAGAGCCACCCGAGGGCAGACGCCCAACTTCAGCCTGGCCTTCTGAGCCTCGATCCAGAAGTGGATGTCGTCGTCGATCCGGCCGTCGTCCCACCGGCCATCTGCGTTTGGCCTACCGAGGAACCACGGGTGCTTCAGCTTCTTCAGGGCCGACGCTCGGATGAGCGTGAACCAGAAGTGAGCCGTGTTCACCGGCATGATGTTGTGATAGATCAGCTGGTCGCGGCCGATGCTCCC